TTAATCTCTAGTAATGCTTAAAACAGCGGTTGTCTTTAAGGAGTTTTTATTGTCCTTGCCGATTGTGATCCAATCAGCAGCGCTGATTAAACCTTCAATTTTGTTTTCTTCATCTTGTTCGGAAACTTTTCCGTCCTCGAAGTTCCCTTTAAAAATGCAATCTAAGTAATAGTGATCATCGTTACTTGCCATTAACGATGATTGATATTTCCATGCAATGATGTAAGTGTCCTCATTGATTTCAATAGTAGTACCATCTACTAAATTTATCTTTATAGCCATGTTACCGCCTCCCTTAGCTTTTATTATAGCAAAAGTAAGGCCTTACAAAGCGTAAGAGGGTAAAATATTAAAAGAGAAATAATAGATGACTATTATATGTGCTTATAAAGCTTGTGACGGTGTATATTGAACTGTTTGATAAAACACCAATAATTGGAGTAATTTGGCTTAAATTAGACTACAAAGTTATTTAAAACGTGTTTTTCCAGAAAATAATATAAAAAAGACCTTGAATGACATCGATCATTCAAAGTCTTTTATTTCTAACGAGTTATGATAATTAAAAAAATCGCAAAAAAGATAACATCCAGAATGGCCGACCATTCGTACCATTTATCTGGCTTATTAAACTCTACAGTGTTATGCCCTCTTCTATGAGGGTACCACGACGGATATTCTTTTTTGGACATATTCTTCATTTTGCATCTTCTCCTTATTATCTAAGTCCATTATATCGAGAATGTTTAAATTATGCCACCATAAATCAAAAATGCAAGTTTTATTAAAAAGAAAGGGCTTGCATTTTAATAAATAAGGGATATAATTTCATTTATTATCCGTTGAGCAATATAAGAATAAATGATGGAGGTAGACAAATGAAATATCGTGTAATGTTAAACATTAAATCTCAATTGTTTACTGTTGAAGATAAAGATAAACATGTTTCTGCAGACGGTAAAACAATTGAAGAAGCTGTAAGCAAGCTTAAGACCGCTTAAAATGGGGACGGTCTTTAAATCAATCAAAAAAAGTTAGGTCATCTATTTTTACTATAATAGGTGGCCTAACTTTTTATATTGGATTTGATTAAGCTTTATAAAAAATCTTAGTATTTTTTAATTCAAATTTGAAGTTGAATCGTTCTCAAAAATATCGGACAATGTAGAAATTAGATTAGGACCGAGTGTGGAGGAGCTTTTATGGAGCAAGATTTAAAAATTCAAGCGGCCTTAACTAGAGTTACTAGAACATGAACCAATTGCAGAAATTACTATTTTTGAGATAGCCGATAAGTGTCAAATTGCGTGCAGAACTATTTTTGAAAAATACGGTGATAAATATCAAATTTTGCAAGCAATTGAGGACGATATCTTTATTCGATTGAGTCATGCTAAAAAAGATACTTATCAGATTGATACACGTGAATTTGACAAGGATGATAGAATCTTAAAAATTCTTAAATTAGTGTATGAAAATAAAAAAGTGATAAGCCTCTTATTGGGAGATTTTGGTGATCCTCGTTTTCATGAACGTTTTATCACTTATTCGACACAGAAGGGGCTCAAAGTAATTGAGGATTCTAATGAGTTTAATGATTTAGATCAACGTCAAAAGGAATTGTTAATACAATACATTTCGTCTGCTTTAGTAGGATTGATTGCTTATTGGATTAGGCATCCGGAGATGACGGTCGAAGAACTATATAACTTTTTTGAAGAGTTATTTTTGAACGGTATTACAAGTTTGACGGCAAAATAAAAGCCATTAGTCAAAAGACTAACGGCTTAGAAATTCCATATGAAGCGAACTACGAGGACTATACCCTCAATGGTCAAAATGCCTTAATAGCAATAGGTACAAGGGCTATAGCCTACTAAAATATATCCGTGACACACTCGTGACACACTTTAAAAATTAACGAATTTAGCTAGGTTGTTAACCGTATCTAATTGTGTTTTAGTAGAGATGTGCCAATAGACTTTCATTATCTGAGATGTATCAGAATGTCCAAGTTGAAGTTGAACAGCCTTGATACTTGATCCAGATTCAAGCATGAGCGAGCATGCTGTATGTCTGATTCCGTGGACGTTAATACGTTTCAACTCATCTTTATGAGTTTTATTGTATTCATCGATAATGAACTGTAGCCATTTGTTGATTTTAGTTAAGCTAAGTAATTTATTTTCTGTGTTGGGAAATAATAGCTGGTTAGGTTCAGTATCGATATTATATCCACGAGCAAGCATGCCTTTTCTTAGAAATGAAATCCAAGATTTAAGAATCTTCAAAGTTTGCTCATCAAGTCCAATGGTTCTAATTGAAGTTTTAGTTTTTGGCGTGTCAATGATTGGTACATTGTCAATGCCACGACTGACGGACTTATTGATTGATAAAGTCTTATTCTTAAAATCGATATCAGAAACTTGCAAGGCTAACAATTCACCTTTACGCATTCCGGTAAAGAAAAGTACGCGAAATGCTGCAATAGCTTTCTGGTTATGATCAGAATATGTCTTATAGAGTTGGTCAAAGAATTTAGCCGTTTCTTCTTTAGTCCAAAAATTTAAGGGCTTATCATCAATATTAGCTTTCTTCCTTGGCATAACAATTAGATCCATTGGATTCTCGAAAATGATTCTTAACCGAACTGCTTCTTTAAATACCATACTTGCATAGTATTTAATCATCTTAAATGATGAGAATTTTAAAGACCACTTATTAACCGCTTCCTGGCACATAGGAGCGGTTATTTTTTTTACCTTGAACTTTCCTAATGTGGGTATGATGTGGTGCTTAAAAAGTCCCTTAACACGATTTAACGTGCTTTCCTTAACCGTGTTCTTGTACGAATCAAGAAAGTAGCCATAAACATTCTTATAAGTTAAATCGTTATCAGTTGAATATCCGTGATTATCAATCTCGGACAACTTAGCATTTAAGAACTTTTGACATTCAGCTTTAGTTTTAAAACCTCGCTTAGTTGTCCTCTTAACTTTGTTAGTTAGTGGATCAATGCTACTTGGATAAACACATCTCCACAATTCTTTACCTGATTTGATTTTATATTTTGTAATTGTTGCCATTTTTAATCCTCCAAATTTAGCGTGGGAGCATAAATTTTAGAGTAAAAACAGGCATCACCTCCTTAAATTTTTGAAAAATAAATAAGCCTACGGTGAGACTTAGTTTATTTTTGTATTAATTAATCGTTTAAATGCTGGATTGCATAGTCGGCCTGTTCTTGTGTAAATTTTTCACCAGATTGGGATGTTAATTGTTCTTGAATGTCGTTAGGTGACATACTCATTTTGTCTTGATAATCTTTAGCCTTTTTTAAAGCATTTTCATCCCAATTAGCCTTTACATTATCAACTGCATATTGTGCAGCCTCAGCTGAGAAACCATCACCGGCCTGTGAAGTAAGCTGGTCATAAATTCCTTGTTGTGACATATTCATAACTTTAGCATATCCATTGGCACGGCGTAGTGCTGACTTGTATTCTGTAGGAACTTTACCATTCGATGAAGATGAATTATCTGTTTCAGAATCTGAACTTTTTGCTGTATTAGATTTAATGTCTTGCTTCTTTTTATGGTTAGGATTTTCAATAAAAATAGAGTCATCATTTTTAGTAGCTCTATTTTTTACTTTTGCAGAAAAATCATATTCCTTTTCTTTTTTATCATTTTCCCCTGTACCAGGTCCATTTAAAGTAGTAGCCCATTTACCATCAGATTTTACATGTAAAGTTTTAACTACAGAATAGTTCATATCGGGATCAGTAATTTTAATAGTTGAATGTGGTGAGGCAGTTCCACTCACTGAAACGGTATTATCATTACCATCATTTAAAGTAAGTGATCCCATATCGTTAGCATTTTTTATACGGAACTTTGTATACGCAGAATCAGGTATATCACTTACCGAAACTTTTACTGAATTTGATTTTTTACCATTTTTTGAAGATACAATTTTATAATCAGTATTATTATCTAAATTTTTAGCTATAAAATTACCCTTATTATCTGATTTTACGTTTATATTCTTATCAACTCCATAAGTATCCTTTAACGTAACCATCGCATTTGAAAGTGTTTTACCGGTTAATGTTCCTTTTTGGTTAGTTCCGGTCAATTTTATATGTTTAGTATCTACAGATAAGAATGGTGTTGGATTAATAATTTCTTCAGCATTGGCTGTAATTCCCTTGAACAATGGAACAATCAAGATAACTGAAATAATTACTAAAACAACAAATGGTATTTTATTGTTGTTTAATCCCTTGTAAGATTTTAAAAGTGCATAAGCAAGAATAGCAATGATAACAATATCAAGTATCATTCCAAATACGTTTAAACTCATAATTTCCCCCCATAAATATATATTTGTTCTAATCATAGTAATTTAGAATCTCTTTTTCAACCATATCCTCTAAATAATGAGGCATATCAAGATCGTCCATGAATTTAGTTATATTTACTTGCTCCTTATCTTTTCCATCTAAGTAAATAGGTAACAATAATCTTATGGCCGTTCTATTTGCATTTCCTTCGATACCTGACTTAGAAGGAGAAAAGTAGAGGCACACATTAGTCCTGTCTTTATTGATAAGATGGCCCAACTCATGTGCTAGTTGAAATGAAAGCTGTTCAGGTTTATACCAATTTTCATTAATAACAATTGTATTAGTAAAAGGATTAGCTGCTGAGGGTGTATGAGATGTAAATCTATCATCTAAGATTACAGAGAAGCCCTTATCGTATGCAATTGCCATTAATTTTCTAGTTACACTATTTATCATTTCTTCCACCTCTTAACAAGCGCTTCATTAATTCAATATCTTCAGGTGGAATAGGTCGACCTTCAAATGTCATAATTACATCATCATCATTAATGTCTACTTCTGTAGGCTTATTTTTTTGAGCTGGTTCAGGATCATCAGTCTTTCCCAAAAGGTAATCCACAGAGACGTGTAAAACATTAGCAACCTTAGATAGGCTTTCAGTACTAGGCGTCTTAGTTTTCCAATGATATATGGAATTTGTGCCTAAGCCAGCTTTGTCATTTAGTTTTGTTAGGGAATACCCCTGTTCTTTTGAAACTTTTTTAATTCGTTCAAACGTTGTCATAACAATGTTCTCCATAAGTTTGACGAATTTAATTAGCATAAATGCGTAAATGCACTTGCAAAATTAGCATTTGTGCGCAATAATTAATTCATCAAGTAATTGAGCAACAAAAACACACGACCACCGATACAATGCTTTGGCGAGAATTGCGGTAGTAATATGGTTTAAATTGCTTATTTGGTATGCCTTCATATTAGCACCTGTGCTAATTAAGGTCAACAACTTGATGAAAAAATAACAGTAAAGGAGGTAGGAAATATGGATGATAACGAATGGGGTTGGGCAATTGTTTCAATTATCATTTCAATAGTTGTTTCAATAATTACAGTCCATTTTCTTAATTAAAGTAAAAAGTAGGCTGAGAAAATTGAGGCAATTATTGAAACAAAAGCTGGTAAAAGGATTCTTATAAGAACCATTTCAGTAAACTTTCTTCTCTTATCAGTGAAATATGAATATGCAGATTTATTGAGTCTTGCTTCATAAGGGGAGGGAATATCAATTAATCCTTTTCCAAATAGATATAAAGCATTATCAATAGTGAATATTCCATTCTTTCCTATTTGAAATAATTGCTGATCGAACTCTAATGAAGGATTTTTATAAACATCGTTAATAATACTTTTTAGTTGTTTTTCAGAACTACTTTTTCTTTTGTATTCAGAAATGATCTTAAACATTTTATTTTTACCTCGAATATATGGAATAAACAAATTATAACAATAGAAAGGAGCTGATTACATGCCAGAACAACAATTCGCAAAGGTAGCATATGACATTGAACGATCAATTAAGATCGCATTGCTTAATCGAGATATGACTCAAAAAGAATTAGCTGAATTAATTCATGCTAATCCACAGCAACTAAATCGGGCTATTAAAGGTGACATGACACCTAAATCACGTGAACTACGTAAACAAGTTGCACGAGTTTTAAATCTATAAAAAAGAAGGTAAGAAACAATGAATCAATTAATACCAACAAGTACAGATGAACAAGGAAACATTTTAGTAAGTGGAAGAGATTTACATGAATTCCTAGATATTAAAGCTAGATATAACGACTGGTTTGAAAGAATGAAAAACTATGGATTTGAAGAAAACGTTGATTATACAGCTATTACTCAAAAAAGAGTAACAGCTCAAGGAAATAGAACTGCCTATACAGATCATGCAATGACATTGGATATGGCTAAAGAAATTTCTATGATTCAACGAAACGATAAAGGTAAACAAGCACGTCAATATTTTATTGAAGTCGAAAAGGAATATAAGCAAAATCAAATCGATGTTAATGAACTAAGCCCAGAACTAAAAATGTTCAATCAAATTTTCAAAACGGTGGCGGCTAATGAAATAGAAAATAAGAAACTTAATCATAAAGTTGATAACATTGCAGAAATCGTTTCATTAAATACAACCGATTGGCGTAAGACATCTCAATCAATTATTAGAAAGATTGCTTTAGCTCAAGGTGGTTACGGAGCTTACAAGGAAGTTGCTAGTGACGCTTACGCTGAAACTGATAGACGTGCCGGAGCTAATTTGAAGATTCGACTTACAAATTTAAAGAAAAATCGACTGGCAAATGGGATGTCAAGAAGCAAAGTAGATAAGACTAATAAGCTGGATGTAATTGATGGTGACAAACGGCTTAAAGAAATCTATATGGCTGTAGTTAAAGATTTTGCTATTAAAAATAAAGTTTGGGAGAACGAATACTAATGGAGGATGCGATTCAAGAATTCAAAAATAAATACCCAGCCTTTAAGACTTTAGATGACAGACACTTCAATTATCACGATGGAACAGTGCTTATCGATGCACCAGGATTAAAAAAGATTACACGAAAAATTCTAAATGATGAAATTCCTGGTGACAAAGAGGCCGCACTTTTTCTTTTAAGAAAGGTAAGTGAGCTAGATGCAAACAAACCCAATCAAGTTAAGTGAAGAACAGTTCAATGAATTAAAAACTGTATTACTAGCAGCTACTAATAAACGTTGGTTAAGAACTAAGGACCTACCTAATTACTTATCAATGGCTGATAGCACAATTAGAGAGAACCTACCAGATTTACCGTTTCACATAGTTGGTGGAACGAAATTATATGATCCACAGGAAATAGACGATTTTATTAGAAACAAATAAAAAAACTAGCGTGGGAGCAAAGTTTTATGAGAGTGATTAATATTCCAATGATAATTTGGTTGCCAGTTTTGACCTGGTTCATAACATGGCAATTAACCAAGACTGGTGGATTAAAAAAGTGGCTAAAAAAATATACAGACTTTTATATGTAAGGAGAGATGTGGATATGGATAAGAAGATTAAGTATCGAATAACCAATATTGATGAGTTAGCAAAGAAATTAAAAAAGGCACAGGCCTTATCCGAAGAGCTGGCGAGTGTCTTAAAAGAAATTGATGAATTTAAAGCTAAAATCCGATTTGACGAGTGACGTATTCTTCCAATGCCTTGTTCTGCATTTCTTCCCAAGTGGAGAACTTAGTATTTTCAGAAACATGTTTATCTAAAGTTGCGTCAGGCATTTTATCGAAACTTTCATTATCGACAATGCCAACAGCTTTAAAGAATTCATTCATATCATTGTATTTTGTATATTTTTGAACAAATGAATCAATAAACATGTCATCAAAGGATACTTGATGATCACCAGCAAAGTCATGAACCTTTTTAATTGACTCATCCAATTGTTTAGAAAGATCATCAAAACCGTTTAATTCTAATCCCATTATTATCACTTCCTTTCTCAAGGAAGATTATATCAAAGAAGGAGAAATTTAAATGGACAACTTAAAAATTAAAACTGACACCGATTATGATCCAAACGGTGATTGTGAGTCATACGATCAATACATAGATGACAAATTAACAGGAGATGAACCACGTGAATTCTAAAGAGTTTAGTGAATTACTATCCGAACACAAAAAGATAAATAGAACTATTAAATACACTGAAACCTTAATCGATGAACAAAGACAGTTAGCTAGAAATGCCGAAACAACAGATGACGAAGAAGCTTATAGCAACTCTGTTTTAAGATTGCAAGTCACGAACAGCCGTTATAAATCTGAGAATGATGACATTGAAAGCAAGCTAATTAAAGCGTTCCAGGAGGCAACCAATGGCAATCAATAAAGACGTGGTAGCGATTGAGAATGCCTTAGATGAGTTCGTTCGAATCGGTGAAGAGATTGGACGAACAACTGAACAAATTGAATCATATGAAGCTGATCACTACGTGGAAAGTGTACAAGGAATTAATAACGAGCCACTTCACTACCATATCGAGCGTTTAAAACATCATAGGGATAACTTGATGATTGATAAGGCTAGGGCTGAAACAGCAGTTAGAGAAGCTTTTGAACACTACTACGCTTGAAGGGAGATGAGGATGTGACAATCAGTGAACGAGTGAATCAGATAATCATGGCATCGATTCACTACCGAAATAGGCAATTGGTATTTCGCTGGGTTATGTCTGAACACAACAGACACAAGTACATATCAGCTGCTCAGGATTTAGAGCAGAAAAAAAGCGCCTTACTAACGGCAATTAGCAACGGCGCATATATCAAATAATTTACACACTAAGTATACCACGAGAGGGGAATGAGTTTAATGGCAACTTTATACGATCTAACAGGCAAGTATCTACAGTTAGCTGAGCTTGCAGAAGAAACAGACCCGCAACTATTCAGCGACACGATGGACAGTATCACTGATGCAATTGAAGACAAGGCCGTTGGTTATGCAAAAGTCGATAAAGAGTTAGCAAAAGATGAGAAAGCTCTTAAAGAAGAGGCTAAACGATTTTCGGCACGTGCTAAGACTATCGCTAACAATCGTAAGAACTTAAAGCAAAGCTTGCAAAACACAATGGAAGTGACTGGAACAGAAAAGATTAAAACACCTGAGTTCACTATTTATATTCAGAATAATCCACCAGCTCTTAAGATTCCTGATGAGAGCCAGATTCCAGCTTATCTAACTAAGACTAATATCGTTCCAGATACGACCAGAATCAAAGAATTATTGAAGAAAGGAAAAGATATACCTGGCGCTGAGTTAAGCACTAGTTCATCTTTAAGGATTAGATAGATAGGAGTGTGTTTCATAGATTGTTTCAATTAAGAGATTACCAATTAGATGAACTGCAGAAAATCTATAAATCATTTGACCATGGGCATCGTTCAATAATTGTACAATCCCCTCCCTAGAACTGGAAAAACAGTTTTAATGGCCGAAATCGCAAGACGGGCAACAGCTAAGGGAAATAGAATTTTATTCACTGTTCACCGCAAGGAGATCGTAGATCAAGTTGTTTCGACATTTAAAGAACAAGGCGTTGACATGTCACTTGCGAAAATAGGAATGGTTCAAACAATTACTAGACACGTGGACAAGTTAAAGCCACCAGCTATAATCTTTGTCGATGAAGCGCACCACGTCCTCGCTAAGAGCTATAGACGAATACTTGATAACTTTCCTAATGCACTTAAATTATTGTTCACAGCAACGCCATATCGCTTAAACGGCGAAGGGTTTGAAGAAGTGGCAGATGATTTGATATTGGGAAACTCAATAAAACAATTAATCAAGGATGGATTCCTAGCACCAGTTGACTACTACGCGCCAGTCCAATTAGACGCTTCACAACTTAAAACTAAGAGAAATGGTGAATTTGATGAAAAATCTATTGAGGAAGCATTCAAACCTAAAGTTTATGGCAATGCTGTCAACACTTTCAAGAAGTTAGGTGGTAGCAAACAAGCTATTGCTTATACATACAACGTTGCAAGTGCTGAACGATTAGCAAACGAATTGAATGGTAATGGAGTAGTAGCAAAAGCCGTTAGTGGTAAGACACCTAAAGATGAACGGGATTCAATTATTAATGATTATCGAAACGGAAAAATTCAAGTAGTAACCAACGCTGAACTTTTCACAGAAGGCTTAGATCTACCGAATGTGGATGTGGTAATTATGCTACGCCCTACACAGTCACTATCACTGTATTTACAATTCGCTATGAGATGTATGAATCCACGCAAAGGCAAAACAGCAATCATTATTGACCATGTTGGAAACGTTAATAGATTTGGACTACCAACACAACCACATAACTGGACGCTAGAAGGTTCTAAAAAAGGCTCTAAAAAAGGCTCTAGCGAAGCCGTCAAGCCTGTTACAGTTTGCCCTAAGTGTTTCTCAACATTTTATCGAAAAGGCGATACATGCCCATTCTGTGGCGCTGAACTGACCGAAGAAAAGGTACTTGATGTTGTTGAAGATGCCAAACTTGAAAAGGTCAAAGAAGAACGGCTTCGAAAAGCACACATGATTATGGAAAACAATTTAGTTAGTAACATTGCTGATAAGAAAATTAGTGAATTACAAAATTACGAGGAGGTAAAAGCATATGCCAAGTTTAAACAATATAAGCCTGGATGGGTTTACTTCTATTCGAAAAAGAGAGGTTTCATAAAATGATGAGAAGTACAGAAGTCTTAATTGAAAACATTGAAAGACTTGGTTATGGAGTCGGATTAGGAACAAGTAATCCTAAAAAGCCAGGACAACAATTGTTAGTTTATAAGCCTGGCAATCCAAACCCTATCGCCAAGGTATCATTGATCCTCCAATGCCGTGTTAACACCATGTTCAATGGCGTTGGAAAGAATCAAGCAGAACTATTAAAGGTATTAACCGATTATGCAACTAGGGGGCTTTTAGAATGAGCATTCTGCCCGAAAACAAACCGCATCAACCGCACAACACCCCGAGAAACTTCTTTATCTGGGGTGCAACAATGAGCGGTAAGAGTTATCTGGCATCAGCGTTTCCTGATTCAATCGTATTCAGTACCGATGGAAATGAAAAGAATTCTGGTACACGTCCTACGATCGCATTGAAGAATTATGTTGATACAAAAGGGAAATTAACCACATCAGTTATAGACATTTTGGATAAATACATTTTGGCTTTAAGAACTGAACAGAACACTTTTAAGACAGTTGTAATCGATGTAATTGAAGATGTCACGGTTCTGTTAGAACAAGCAATCTGTATGGAAAACAATGTTAAATCACTTTCTGATATTGGCTATGGAAAAGGTTATGCAATTTTCAACTCCATGCTTTCAGAAATGGTTATGAATCTAAAGGCTTTGCCGATGAACATCATCTATATCAGTCGTGAAGATATGAAGACAGATGAGAATCAAAATCTAATTCCAGTTCCAGCTTTAAAGCAAAAATACTATAACGTCGTAAATGGTAACTGTGACTTAGTTATTCGCACACAACATTTAGGAAAGAGCTATATCCGAACAGTCACAGATATTAGGCGTAAATACAAACAATCAGAAATTGACGATCCAAAGATTTTAAGAATTCTAATGGCAATACCTGGAGCATTGATAAAAGATGTGCCAGCTAATACAACAACTAATAAGGATGGTAAATAATATGAGTTTAAGAGATAGAGCAAAGAATGTAATGAGTAATTTTGATGCAACAAAGGACGATATCAACGGGTATGAAGGACTACCAGCCGGTGATTATCATATGGCAGTTGAAAATGTACAAGAAACTGATTATGGACAACTAAGCATGAAAGCCCAAGTTGTTGAAGGTGACAACACAGGACGCATCGAATTCATCAACATTAGTTTAGATGAAGTCACTTCAACAGGTAAACCTTTACCAGATTTCGTAATTGATAGAAATATCAAAACCGTAGCGCGTTTAGCAGCAGTTTTGGGCGTAGCTATTTCTGACGATGCTTGGGACAACATGCAGATCATGGTACACGAATTTAATAAAGCAGTCGGTAAACAATTCAAAATGACTTTGACGCTTCGTGAAAATAAGAAGAACCCACAATATCCATATAAGGAATATGAATTTGAAGAAATTAAAGAAGATCCATTTGATCCAGCTCAAGCACCAGAAGTTAAAGATAGTGATTTGCCATTCGGCGACCAACCGCAAGCACCACTAGATAGTAATGGCGAACGTCCGTTCTAAAAAAATGAATTAAGTGCAGTATCACAAATATGCCGAACGGGTGAAATGCCCGATTTATGAGGAGGGAAGGGCATGAAAAATTTAGTTAATTATGCGATTGCTTACGCCCAAAAAGGCTTAAGTGTCCTCCCTATGTTAGATAAGAAACCATTGATCACATTTGCAGACAAACCACCCTTAACGGTCGATGAGGTTAGACAATATTGGAAACAATTCCCATATGCACAAATAGCAATTAGGACGATAAATATATTTGTAGTCGATATAGATACTAAGGAAGCTCACGGACACGATGGATTTAAATCGATTGAAGAGTATGAGCATAAGGATCTATTGATACCAACACTTGAGCAGACTACTTCCAGTGGTGGTAGACAAATGATTTACTTTAAGCGCCCTGACATGGACATGTCTCAACACATTGGATGGCTTCCAGGAGTCGATGTTAAAGCTCATGTCAATAATTATTTCATGATCGCGCCTAGTGAACGAAACGGCAAGAGTTATAAGTGGTTTAATCACAACCCGATCGTGACACCAAGCCGTGAATTAATTGAGCTAATCAATAAACGACCAGGCTATAAATCAGCCTATCAACCAGGCAATTATAAGTTTAGTGATGAAAAAACAGCTACATCAGAATTGTTTGAATCAATCGTTAACGGATTAGGCGAAACTGGTGGTAGGAACAACGCCTTAGCAAGTTTTGTGGGCGGCCTATTATTCCGCAATGTAGAAGTAGAAGTAGCGTACGAGCTTGCTAGACAGGCTAATAGCAATACGCCTAAAGCACTACCTGATAAGGAATTTAATAGAACATTTGAATCAATGGTCCAAAAGGAAATTAGGAGAAGGGAGAACATATATTACATTGGAGGCAAAGTTAAAAAGTAGTATAAGTAAATTATCCAAAATGCAGCATGAAAATAAAGTGGTACAAATGCCTTTAGATTTTGAATTGAATGACAAAGACAATATCAAAACAAATAGTTTAAAAAATATTGGTTTGATACTGGAACATGACAAAGTTTTAAGAAATATCTTTGCATTTAATGACTTCACACACGAAATTGGAGTGGTTAAGGATGTCCCAGAATTAAGGATTGATAAAGGTCAAATGCTAGATGACTATGATCCATCAATTCTTAGATATATCGAAGATAACTACCACTTATTATTTAATAGAAACTTATTTCAAATGGCTGTAGTAAATGATGCCCGCAAGCGCCGATACAATCCAGTAGTTGATTACTTCGATTTCGTATACACGCAGTGGGATGGAAAACATAGAGTTGCTGATTTCTTACCAACCTATTTAGGAGTAGAAAAGTCAGACATCACTACATTAATTGCTAAAATATTCTTCGTTGGTGCCGTAGCTAAGGCTTACGAACCTGAAACTAAGTTCGACTTCGTACTCGATTTAGTAGGAGGGCAAGGAGCTGGTAAAACTACATTTCTTAGGAAGATGGCACGTGAATGGTACACAGATCAATTCACAGACTTCAAGGATAAGGATAATTTTGGAGTTATGCTGCGATCATTGATTGCTAACGATGATGAAATGACGGCAACTAATAATAGTAGTTTTGAAAGTTTAAAGAAATTTGTTTCGGCCCAGGAGTTAGAATTCAGACCTCCTTATGGTAAAAAATCAATCCGTTATCCTAAAAATTTTGTTTTGGCTAGAACAACCAATGAAATGACTTATTTAAAAGATAGAACTGGTGAACGTAGATTCTTGCCTGTCAAAGTTGATTTAGATAATCAGCAATTATCGCCGTTTGAAGATTTAACTGATGAAATCATTAATCAAATGTGGGGAGAATTCGTTAGCTATTATCAAAAAGGTTTTGACTTTGGATTAAGCCGTGATCAAGAAAAAACATTAGCTACATATCGTGAAAGCTTTATGTATGTGGATGAAGTAGAATCGCAAATTGAATATTTCATTAAAAATTATCCTGATGATTTTGTTAGCAGCAGTCAAATAGCAAAGTTTTTAGGTGAAGAAAATTTAGTTAAAAATAGACGTTTGGCGAAAAAAATTAAATATGTAATGGATAACAAAACCGGATGGGAATATGTCAATCATCCAAAACGAGGCTATAGGAGAGATTAGTACACTTGTACATTCATTGTGACACTAATATTTATCTTAGTGTCCAAGTTAAAACTTTAGAGCCCCATGCCTTATATAAATATAAGGACATTAAATACATTAATAAGTAGTATAGGTTATTTATATTTATATATTAGGTATATATATATAGGGTAAAGAAATTTTAGTGTACGAGTGTAAAAATGAATTCAATCTATTGTGGGAGTAAGAAAGTTAGTGTCTAACACTAGTGTAAATGAATGTACGAAAAAAGGAGACAAATAATGCAATCAGCTATTACAATCGGATGTGATGAAAAAGGAAACGTAGAATTAAGCTTATGGAGAATTCTTAATTCTCACGCAGACGATGAAGAATGGAAGTTAATAATTAAGACTAAAAGATATCATGATGTTCTAAGACTTAAAGAAACACTGAATTTGGATATTGAACAAATAACATTCCAAGATAATGAAAATGAATTTGTTTTAATTCCAAATGAACAAATCAAAGCTAAACCTGAACTATGGACGGGGAATCTCAATGGAATTTATCAAGAAGACTACGTAGAACAAATGGATAATGGAGATTATAAAATTACAGATAAATTTGGAAGTTCCCATATAGTGTCTAAAGAAGATTTTAATTTAAGTAATGAGTGTTAGATATGAACAAACGAGAGCAAGAAATTCAAAATGATATCCGTGTTGCTGTGAGTTTAGACCATTGCAAAGTATTTAGAGCCAACGTTGGTAGTATTCGATTACCAAACGGTCGATACTTTCAAACTGGATTGCCGCCTGGCTATCCAGATTTACACGGATACAAAATTTCAAACGGAAAAATATTTTACTTAGAGATTAAGACACCGACTGGAAGACCTAGGCCAGACCAAATACAGTTTCATAACCAATTAATGGCTGATCATATCATTCACGGCATAGCGCGTTCACCAGAGGACGCATTAAAAATAATTGATGAGGAGTTGGTGGGTTATGGTTTCAAATCATAATGATTGTGGAGGAACAAGAAAATGACTGATTCAATATTGAAGATGGTTCAAGCGATTGAAAATGATTATGGAACAGACTATACGCTTTGGCCAGAAAATGACGTTAGATTGAAAAAAATACATGAGTGGTACATAAATCATCCCGATAAACAAAAGAGAAATTTGTCAGAAAATGATATTCTAAGAATCCAAGAATTGCTGGATAAACAAATACAGAAGAAAAAAATTTGTGAGATGTTTGGAATTAGCCCCGGAAAGTTAATACGGGACATTAAAACAGGAATTTTGGATGACACAAAGTGGAAATCGGTAGGGAGGTAAAAAAAATGACTAATTCAGTAATAAAAATGGTTCAATCTATCGAACGAGATTACGGCACTGTTGCATGTAAAGAAGCTGCTAATGATCCTCGTTTGAAAGCCTTACAAAAACGTTTCTCTGATCCAGTTGGGCATCCCAAGAAGGTATATAAAAACGCTCGAATACGTAAGGCACAGCAACTACTTGATAATAGTAACCTGCCTAAATACAAAATTGCTGAACAAGTTGGTTATAACAAAGATTATTTTGGAAAATTATGTGCAGATGGCTTCCTAGATGATAGCAAGTGGTATATCAGTCGGAAACATCTTCACCATTACGAATATTATTGTGACGATAAAATAATCGCTGAAGGCACGATCAACCAAATAGCTATGAAACTAGGCAAAAGTCCTGCATCAATTCGTGGATGCACATTAAGCAGCTATAAGAAATATAAGCATGAACACACTTACAGACTGGTGAAAGTTAGATGATCAGACTAGGGCGGTTAAGCCTTAGTGATTTTAATTAGAGATTAAAAATGAAAGTCAGATAAATAGATGCTAACGACGGAAAAGATAAATGAATTAATTGGCGTGAATGATTCATGGAAGGCACCAGAGAAGTTACTATCAACAATATTGGATAAGGATAAACGTATTCAATTATTCAAAGCGTTCTTGAAAAATGAAACGGATGTGAGTTTTGACTGGTTTCATATGTATTTTCAAGATGAGGCAGCAGACCGCAAGAAAAAGAAACAGGATTTTACACCACAAAGTATTTCTAAGCTAATGAACAAACTAGCTGACAATGATGATTCTGATATGTATTTTGAACCAGCTGTAGGAACTGGTGGAATCGTGATTGATCATTATTATCAAAAGTGTTTAAAGCAAATGCCTTGGGACTATAGACCTAGTGAACATTATCATATTTTAGAAGAGCTATCAGATAGAGCGATACCGTTCTTACTTTTTAATTTAGCAATTCGTGGAATGAATGCAACGGTAATTCAAATTGACAGTTTATCAAGAGAAAAATGTAAGGGCGTCTTTTTCGTACAAAACGTTAAGAATGATGCATTAAGCTTTAGCGATATAAACATAATGCCTTATTCAGAAGAGGTCAAAAAAGAATTCAATATTAAAAGCTGGAGTGAAGAACACTATCCAGAACACATCGAAAACAAATTGGAGGAAGTATTTGATGCAAAATCAATTGAGCGTATCAAGGAGATTCGCTAATAATGAGGTTAATTTATGACAAGCAAAGAGATTTATAAAGAAGAGTTAACCAAAATATATGAAGATCAGCACCAATCAATGGAAAGCACAATAATTTATGTATTTACACACCACAACAAGCTACCCATGACATTCATTAACGCACGAAGAGGGTTAACTGATTCTGATAAAAATGACGTGATAAGGGACATTTGTTATCCATTCTAAGGGGATAGAGACATGATTCAAGATATTAACTTACAAGTTTACGAAATGCGTAAAAATGGCTACACATTCGCTGAAATAGCTAATGCATTAAGCTGCAAAATGAACTGGAGGATGACTAATATGTCAAAACATCAATATGTATATGCTCTTTATCACGGCGATAATTTCATTGATATTGGAACTATTCAAGAATTAGCAACCAAACAAAAAATTAAACCGGAAAGCATGAGTTTTTATCGGTCAAAAGAATATGAAATACGTCAACCAAATGGCTACAAGCTAGTTAGAGTTGATGATTAAGGGGGGGAAGTACGATGAAAGAAAAACTTATGGGAGGTTATCATGAATAAATCAAGAATTATTGAACTAACTCAAGAATTAGCAAGCGTACCAGACACTGATACAGGCTATGCTAAACACTACATATTAGAGGAAATTGAATATGAGTTAAACGAAAAAATAACCATGCCAAAAGTGTTCGATGATTGGTACAAAGACATAACAGCGGAATCATCAGACATTCAAGGAATTGTTACTTCTTTTAATTCGACGATTGATGGAAAATACAATAATTTTGGACCAGAAAAAACATTATTTGATTGGGTGCATAGTGGCAAATACAACAGAGTTCTTGGCATGAATTTAGTTGATGAGAACAGATATAAAAAGTGCTTAGAAGCTATTCTATACGGTTATGAGGTGGAAGAATGAAGCAGGTTAAAACGTTTATTACTTATGTAGAAGAAAATAATGATAAACAAATTAATGAATTCATGAAGAATCATAAAGTCCTAAATGTTAGAAACCAAATCATGCAAGGCTTTACGTATAATAGTGAAACTAATTATGTAACTAACATTTACAAAACATTTAAACCGGCGATTATCACAACGATTGTTTATGAGGTGGAGAAATGAGTATATACAATTTAGAAAATTTTGGTCCAACGAATTTTAGAATATTAACAAACGCTGTGGATGAAATCAGTGATGAGCTTGTATTTTATATTGATCAAACAACATCTAGGATTACTGACGATGGATACATGTTTAATGAGTTTGAGCTTCTATCTAGCAAAATGTCTATTAAAAAACGAGAAGAATTATGTACTAGCTTCGCACATTTTTATTTTTGCGAATTTGATAAGGAAACGAAAGAAATTTATTTCAAGATTGATAAAAACACAGAGCTAGACGATGTTGTTATTCAGCTGATTCAAGTATGTACAGCCATTTCTACGATTATTAATTATGAGAGGTTTGGGAAGTCAGATGATTAATAAATGCTGGTATTGCAATCCAAAAGCCATAGCAAATAACGGATCAGTAACGATAACCAGGAATGGATTTTTAAAAATATTAGCAGGTAAGGGACAATTTCTTTATTCAAATCATTGTCCTATATGCAAAAGGAAGTTTAAAGAATGAGTTTAAAATCTCGAATAACAACGATTATAGTTTTTATTTTTTGCTTGCCGTTCATTGTTTCAATTTGGATATTCACTCTACCAATGTGGATATTTATAACAATTGGTCAAAAGGTGTTAGGAAGCCATATAGACACATATTCGAATTTTATCGAACATTTATCTGATTTAATACATTGGTGGTGAGAGAAAATGAAATCAAAAGTAATGAGATTCATCTTAGTAGCAATGTTCTTTATTGATTTATTTATGCTTGTAGTCGGTAATTCTTTGACTGATTCGGTGAAATTCGGATTCTTAACATTGATCTTATTAATACTAATTTTGGAGGACTATCATGCTTAGCATCAAACAGTTAAAACAGCAAACGTGTAGATATTGCCACGCTCCCTATTTAACTTTAAAGAACGGCGATAGACTGATGCCACCGCTTACTATATTTGATTACTGGGGCATCATGCCTCACTACTCTGAAAGAATTGGAACGATTATTAAGTGCGATGAATGTCCTGAATGTGGGAGGAGATTAAATGAGCAAATGTGAGTATTGTGACTTTAAAATAAAGGATTATAACGATGATTATGAATCAACATTAGGGTTTAATAATCGATGGAGTGGAGCCAATTTACTAGAATGTACAAAAACGCATGAAGAAGTTGATGCAGAAAATGGTGTTTTATATGAAGGAAAATACTACCTATCAGTAGGCGGCGACGATGAAGGTTTTTTTGAAATTCATTATTGCCCAGTGTGTGGACGTAAATTGGAGGCTAACGCTGAATGAAGTTTAATATTGTAGCACCAGATGGATCAAAAAAAATTAAAGAGTTCAGTTCTTATGAGGCAGTTAACCATTATATCAAATTTAAAAATAATGAAATATACAGGAATGATGTCCAAGCTGAGAAGCTGGATTTTCCATTGAAGGTGATTGGATGAATAATCTATTGAATGAAATAGCTCAACTATCAAAAGTTTTGCAAAAGCAGATTCCAAAAGGATATCAAGAACTGGTTACTGAATACGTTAGGCAAAATATTGCAGGTGCTATTTACGATTTATTAGCAATGGTAATTTGTGTATTAGCTGTTTACCTTATCGTTAAGACCGTAACTCATGCGGTTAATAATAAAAAGGAATCAATATTCTTTGAACATGGCAATTGGAGCGATCCAGACTTAAGTCTCACTGGCATAGCGGCAACGGTTTTAGCAATTGTAACTATGGTTACCGTACTGATTGTATTTATAGCCGCACTTCTCGATATACAACAAGCAATTCAACACGCCGTAGCGCCAAATTATTATTTGATTAAATCGTTTATTAAATAGAAGGATGGTGACAATGAATGAGTTTAATATCATCAATTTTGATTGGAGCACTTGGAGGAATTGCAACGGTTTTTTTATTAAATGCTTTTGATAATAAAAAGCATAATGTGAAAACCTCCGAAAAAAATCTCGGTAGAATTCCTAGCCGAGACGAGGCAAAGCTATCGTCGGTAGCTGTAATTAAACCAGCATTATTCATTCGAACCATGACGGGCAAAGCTATTTTTAGTAAAGAAGATTCACCATCAATCACTATTTATAAGCAATCTGGAATTATTGAAGTTGAAACCAATAAAGAAAGTATTGTTTTTAGCATGATTAACATTGAAAGAATCGATTATGATCCAGATAAATGTAATGTCTATTTTGAGGGAGAGTGAGCATTATTAGACCAGGAACAAAGAAACGAATTGAAGAAATTTTACGAGATTATCCCAAAATGGATAAATACATAAATGATCGTAGACAAGAACTGATGTATCCTATTAAGCCTGACGATGAGAATGTAGGCGGTGGCAAGTCATCTAAAGTCTCACGACCACAAGAACAAATGATTATTACTATCGATGAAGACAAGGAACTTAAAGCGTTAGAGCGTGAGAAGAAAGCTGTAGAAGCTAGTCTATTAGACAGTGACACGGATACTAATATCATTGCTAGAGAACTTTATTTTAAAGAACATCCAAAGTATCAAATGGATGGATTGATTGAAGACAAGCTAATATATTGCAGACGTACTCAAGCATTTCAAAAGAAGTCTAAATTGATTAGAAGAATTGCAAAAGAAATGGGGCTATACGATCCCTATTAAACCGTACTAATTGCGTACGCACAGACCCTATTTAAGAGTTAAATTAGTAGTATAGAAAGTTAGTGAGATACTAGCTTTCTTACCTCATAAATTAACGACGACATAAACGTGTGCGGAAAACATGTTTATGGTGCAGGCAATCTGGCCAAGCTAATAGAATCTAAGTAATGTAATCAATTATCATGTTCTTAATAGCTTTCGAGTTCAAATCTCGATGCCTGTATTGTTGAAGTTAGACCACTTTCACAACATACATAATCCTCTGAAACAAGAAAAGGTTGGATGATGACTAGAACGGTAATAGTAGTAGAAATTAGTGTATCTAAGGTAGCGATTCTACGTCGGTGGTTCGATTCCACCTCATCCAAGTGACCGGTGGGAAACGGTCTAAACTAAAGGGTATCTATTCCCTTTTAAAAAAACAACAAATTATCATACTTTTTGATAACTGGTAGCTAGTGGCGCAAAGGGTAACGCTGTAAAAACGGGGTGTGTGGTTCGATTCCATGCCTGGCTATAGATACATGCGGTTACTCTACCGATTAAAAAAGGAGCAAACATGGGAAGGACACCCACTCAACCAAGGTCCACGACAGATAACCGTCTTGGCGGACGTTAAATAGCTGTTTTAACCCTCAGTGATCAGTGATGATAAAGCTGGTCATGCTATGTAGATGTATGGCTACTGCTAAGCAAAAAATTCTCCCTTTGGATCATCACATAATAATTGTAGACATTCCTTTTTTTGAATACCAACTTGTTTCTAAGACTTAGCAATTCGGTTCGATTCCGGATATCCACGTTTTTTTAGATCAGTTAATTATGGCTGGTCTTTTTATTTTGGAGGAAACAATATGAAAGATAACGAAGCTAAAGGCTTTTATTAATGTTTGTTAGACGTTGTAAGCATAGTGGCTGTCATAACTTAGTGAGTGGTAACAGTCCATTCTGTAATAAACACATAGCAGACCTATCAGCATATGAAGAGCGCATAGCGAAGCAACGTTCACATATCAAGAGACATCAGCAAGAGTACAATGCTACTACTCGTGATGCTAATGATGAACGCAAGCAACGTGACAGTTTCTATCATTCAAGAGAATGGAAACACATCCGATTGTCTGTACTTGAACGTGACAACTATGTTTGTCAATATTGTTATCGCTTTGGAATCGTGAGACCAGCCAATACAGTTGATCATATCGTACCAGGTCAAGTAGCACCGAAGCTTATCCGAGACACTTCTAACTTAGCTACAATCTGCCGTGGATGTCACAGTCGTAAGACAGATTGGGAACACAAGTTTTATCACACAGGATATAAAAATAATAATCAAAAAATTAAAAAAGATATTTTATTAAAAGATATTTCAGAATTGCCGAACTTTTCAAAATAGACCCCCGCCTACTGTTTCTAGGGAGACAGCTCGCACAGTGGGCATGAGCTTTAAAAAAAGTCCGAAAATTAAACTTTTAACGTAGGAGGTGAGAGTATGAACCCAAGAAACGCAGGTAGAAAGCCTAATTTAGCTATTGTAGACCCTAAACACCCAGAACAAAAGGCACGTCAAACAGCCGTTAAACAAGCTAGAAAAGGGCTTAAAAAGCTACCTAAGCGAGCACCAAGTTATCTAATGCCAGAAGCTAAGAAATTGTGGAAGACATTAGTGCCACAGCTTGAATCAGTCGGATTAGTCAGCGTTTTAGATCAAACTAATCTCGAATTATTCTGCACACAGTATGCCATGTACTTAGACGCAGTTAATAGTATTTCAGAACACGGTCAAGTTTATATGGACGACAATGGAAACCTTAAAAAGAACCCAGCCGTCGGTATTGTTGACAATTGTTCTAAAACTTTACGATCGTTAGGTATGACTTTGGGAATTGATTTTAACTCTCACTCTCAACGTATAGGAGTTAATGGAAATGATTCGGGCAATATTGATATTCAAAAAGAATTAAAGAAGTTTGGGGGTTAGCTGATGGATTTATCAAAGATAAAACGTAGTCAACGGCCACTTGAACTTTTAAAAGAGTACCGATCAAGAGATTTTAGTGATATTAAAGAAAAGTATAAAGACGAAGGTACAAAATACGCTTTTAAAGTCCTAGATTTGGAAGTTATCTCTGGCTATAATATGAAACTTGCAGCGTATAGACAATTGAGAGACCTTCAATGTGTCGAAGATTCAACTTACAACTATCCTTATTATTATGATGTTGAAAAGTGTCAACAAGTTTTAAATTTTGCAGATATTTGTCCGAACGTTGACACAGGGGAACCAGTTCCTTTAATGGATTGGCAAAACTTTATACTTTGCTTAATGTTTGGTTGGCGAGAAATCAAAACAGGAAATAAACGTTATGGTTCTGTTATTATTTCTGTCGCTCGTGGACAAGGCAAGACTTATTTAATGTCTATCATTGCTTGCTATTCATATTTAATTGAAACTATGGGACTGGATAATCAAGATCTAATGGTTACTTCAAACATTACTGATCAAGCAAGAAAAATCTATGGCTATATTTCAACGATGATGAATAAAATCATTGATAAGAATGCCGTATTTAGTGAGTTAAAGAAACAAACTGATTTAGATGTTCAATACAATAAAGTGATCCAGCGCAAAACAAACAATAGGTTATTACAGCTATCAGCAGAGAGTGGTAAGTTTGATTCTTATCACTTTTTGTTTGCAGTTTATGATGAAGCTGGAGAAACTAATCACTCTGTTGTTACTAGTAAAATCACATCTGGACAAGTTAAAGTTCCTAATTCGCAGTTCACTCAAATTTCTACTGCCTATCCTGATTCTACAGTTCCTTTTAAGCAAGAAGAGGATTCTATTATTAAGATTATGGAACGTGACGAGCATGAAGAAGGAGATCGTAAATTAGTTTTAATTTGGGCGCAAGATAGTGAAGATGAAATGAATGAGCCCGAAACTTGGGCTAAAAGTAATCCCCTACTATTACTACCAAGCGAACATGATAATTTGATGTCAGGTTTGAAACAGGAACTTGATGATAAGCGCTTATCGGGTGAGGAGTTTAGATTTGCTAATAAGAATTTAAATCTATGGCTAGACTACAAAACTAATTCATATATTGATTTAGACGACTGGGAAGCTACTACTTCTACTACTGATTTTGATATTAAGGGTAGAGATGTGTATATAGGGTTTGATGCCAGCTTAACTTCTGATAACACTTCACTAACGTTCATCTTTCCTTATAAAGAAAAAGGAATGGAACGTTACCACATCATGCAGCATTCATTCATTCCGTGGAAGTTAATGGGTTCCATTTCAGCAAAGGAAAAGTCAGATGGTATTGAGTATCGTAAGTTTGCTGAATTAGGCTATTGTACGATTACAAACAACGAGCGTGGATTGATTAATTTAGATCAAGTCTATACATGGCTTATGACTTTTGTAGAAGAAAACAACCTGAACGTTTTATTCTTTGGCTATGACGCTCTACGTACTAATAACTTTACTCAAGCACTTAACGATAAGACTGATTGGAACATCATGCCTATTAAGCAAACATCTTACGTTTTGACTGAATCAATTAAATATATCCAGGATAGTTTCTTCCACAGAAATATTTCTCATGAAGACGATGAAATTATGAAGAAAGCATTAATGAATGCTGAAGTTGGTGAGAACAGAGCTGGTATGGAAATTGGAAAATCTAAGCAATCATTAAAGATTGATGTGGTTGATGCTTTAATTGATGCGATGTATCAAGCAATGTATTACTTCAATGATATGCGAGACCGTGACGATCCACTCTCTCGATATTCTGATGATGATATTAAAAAATATTTGAATTCAGGTAAATTTAGTTTTTAAGGAAGGAGACCAATGGTTAAAAATCTAATAGCGAAACTCAATAGTTTTAAACACTGGCTTCTAATTAATTTAGACACAGTGCTTTTTTTATTAGCAATTTTAATTGTTGATATAAATACATACCACTTTGGAACGATGATTGGTAACTATGTTTTGGGTGCTACTTTAATAATTGTTTCATTGATTTTGAATAAGCCTACTAAGTAACCGCCTACTATAGAAAGGAGGTGAATAAATGATATTTAGATCATTAAGACCATCTAAGGAGCCTTATACATCTTTAGGCAGTGGATATACAGGATTAACTTATTCGATTAAAGATAACAAGATTGTTTTTAATTCTGATTTTGTATCTGCTAGGGATGCTTTAAAAAATTCCGATGTATTCGCAGTTGTAAATAAATTGGCAGAAGACATGGCTAGTGTACATTTCAAGACTAATAATCAATACACAAGTAAAATTTTAACTAATCCTAGTCAATTAACTAATAGTTTTTCTTTTTGGCGCTCAATGTATGCTCAAATGTTGTTATCTGGGAATGCCTATGCATTAATCTGGGGCGATAAATCAGGTAGAAGTGATCACTTAGAATATTTGAAACCATCACAAGTTGATATTTATAAATCAGCAGACGGTACACAACTTACTTATGATATTAATTTTCCCGATACAGAAGAACCAGATATGAAGTCAGTTCCCGCTAGTCAAATTATTCATTTAAAAGGCGTTTCATTAGACGGTGGTTTGATTGGTATTTCGCCATTACGTGCTCTATCTAAAGAAATGCAGCTTCAAGATGCTAATAAGGGCTTGGCGTTAGGAGCGATGAAGAATGGGCTAAATATTACTGGTCTTTTGAAGATCAATAAAGGCGGATTGCTTGAAGGCGAAACAAAAGATAGCGTTCGTAGAGCATTTGAACAACAGGCCGAGAATGGTCATATCGTTGTTTTAGATGACTTGGAGGATTATCAATCCTTAGAGATTAATAAAGATATTTCTAAATTACTCTCTTCCACAGATTGGACTAGCGAGCAGATAGCTAAGGTTTATGGAGTTCCACAGGATTATTTAGGCAGTGAATCAGAACATTCAAATATTGAAATGGTAGCCATTCAGTACGCTCAAACAATTGGTCGTTATGTTCGTGGAGTTGTTTCAGAATTTAAGCAGAAATTAAATGGTGAGATTGACTACGATGTTAATGCCATTTCTGATATTGATGGACAACAAGTTGAAAAACGTGTTAGAGGGCTTGTTGCTGATAGAGTTATTGGTTATAAGACTGCTCAAAAGATTTTAATTCGTAGTAACTCCGATTTGTTGACTAAAGAAGACATCGTTTCTGGTGATGTTCCGTTTCAATCGGGAGTATCTAAACTGAAAGGAGGTGATAATACAGATGACAAAGAAAACAGTGGAACAACGGGCGATCAATAACAGTAATTTCAAGATTGAAAAACGCTCAGAAGATGATAATTTTAATACGTTGTCAGGGTATGCAATTGTTTTTGACCAGCCAAGTGAAAACTTAGGCGGATTCATTGAGTACGTTGATCGTTCAGCGCTAGATGGTGTGGATATGAGCAACGTACAGCTACTTTACAATCACAATATGGATAACATTTTAGCAAGAGCAGATAGCAGCACTTTGTCACTTTCAGTAGATGACAGAGGGCTGTTTTTTAATGCTCAAATTCCTAAAACAACACTTGGAAATGATGTTTCCGAGAATGTTAGAAATGGCAATTTAAAGGGCTGTAGCTTTGGGTTCACTATTGATGGTGATGATTGGTCTAACTTAGATGAAGATACTGCTACAAGGCATATCACACAGATTGGCGACCTATATGAGCTATCAATAACACCCATGCCTGCGTATAAAGAAACATCAGTTTCAAAACGCTCTCTTTCAGAATTTGAGAGCAAAAAAAATAAGAAAGAAGATTCCAATCTAAATAATGAATTGGAACTTTTAAGAATGGAGACAGAATTATATGACAAAAGAAGAACTTCAAAAACAAATCAAAGAAGCTCAAGAATTTATTCGTTCTAAGGATAATTCACAAGAAGATAAGGACAAAAAGGTCAATGAACTTAAGGAACTTACTAGAAGTTTCAAACAAACTCAAAGTCTTAATGATTTATCCGATGAATTGGGTGAATTAAAAGATGACGACAAAGAAGATCGCTCAAAGAAGTTTCCACAACAAGGCGACAAGCGCACTAAGGTTAATGAAGATAAAAATCCATTGAAGGAAATGCGTTCAGCAATCAATGATTATCTACATTCTGGCGGTACTGTTCGTTCAGATAAACTTCAATTTACAGAAGGCAAGGATAAAGATTTAATTATTCCAACAGAATTAACACGTGATGCACTAGATGGTATTAAATCTGCTGATGTTAATCCAACAATTCCTACATCAATCTCTTACATCCCTCAAGATGAAGTTAAAACTGTTGTAGATTTAGGTAGATTCGTAAATCATAAATCAGTTACTACTGCTACTGGTAGTTATCCAATTCGTAAAAAGGCTACCGCTAAATTAAATACAGTTGCTGAATTGGAAAAGAACCCTGAACTAGCCAAACCAAATTTCACAGAAATTAGTTACAAAGTTCAAACCAGACGTGGTGCCGAACCAGTTTCACAAGAAAGTATTGATGATTCAGCCGTTGATTTGATTCCATTTTTAGTAAACGATGCTAACGAACAAAAGATTAATACAACTAATGCTGATATTGCAGCAATCTTTGAATCATTTAAACCACTTACTGTTAAGACACTTGATGACATTAAACATATTAATAACGTTGACTTGGATCAAGCATATAATCGCTCAATCGTTGCAACAGGTTCATTCTATCAATGGCTAGACACTTTAAAAGACGGAAACGGTCGTTACCTATTACAAACTGATGTTAAGTCTGCTTCTGGTACATCTATTTTTGGCATTCCGGTATTTAAGATTGATGATGACTTGTTTGGTGCTAAGGGCGATGCTCACGCATTTATTGGCGACTTGAATCGTGCCGTTTTCTATGCCGATCGCGCACAAATTACTGCTAGATGGGTTGATGATACTGTCTACGGTCAATACCTTCAAGTTGGTACTCGTTATGACATCGTTAAGGCTGATGAAAATGCCGGTTACTTCTTAACAGTTGATAATAAAACCGCTGCTGCTGCTGATACTTCTAATGTTGGTACTCAGACTGCTGCTGGTAATTAATCATGGCTGATTCACTATTAAACGACTTGAAATTAAGCTTAAGACTTGATTCTGACGAAGAAGACGATACGATTTTGAATCGTAATTTAACTGCTGCCGAAAGTTATATTAAAGGAGCAATTGGTAATGATGACGGGCTTATGGAAGGATTTTATGAGCTTGATTCTGTTAAACAGTCTTATGAGATTGCTGTAATCGCTTTGGCAAGCTCGTATTATACTTTTAGATCATCTGGTATGACCGGACGTATTAATACAGTTGATATGACTGGTAATTCAATTATTGCTCAATTACGAGGTAAGTATTTAAAAGAAAAAGAAAGACGTGAGGTCGATGGTTCAGAACATCAATCCTAGTAGATTGAAGTATCGAGTTATTTTAGGCAAAGCAGGATTCGTAGAAACACCACAAGGTACTAATAGGCCCGATTTTAAAGAAATTAAAAGTCTTTGGTGTGGAATATATACGATGTCGATGATACAGCAGATTACTCTTTTAGGTTCGCCGAATACTTTTGACTTAGTTTTAATCATTAGACATCAGTCAGATGGTTTAAAAGGCGTTAAATACGCATGTTTTAAGGACCAGTTGTATCAATTAGTTGGTAGTTCCCCCGACTTTGACGATTCACCACGTTCTTTTGATTTAATCACTCTAAAGAAAATAGATAAAATTGGAATTTCTTGAGGGTCTTGAAAAATTAGAAAGGGAACTATCTAATTTATCTTTAACTCCTAGTCAAAAGAAAGCTATGACTAAAGCGGGAGCAGAAGTCTATAAGGAAAGTCTTAAAAATAGCTTGAACAGTAGTTTACATAAGGGTCCACACACACGTAGATCAAATATAAAGTTAGCAGATGACATCAGTCTTAAATATAAGGGCGCTGATGGTGCTACTTATGTGGGCTTCAAGAACACTCCTGGTCATTCTGGCTATGTAGCTAGAATTCTTAATGACGGCTATATGGCTCACGGTGGTAAAGGTGCCAGTGAGCACACCACTAAATATATATCAGGATTGCACTTTCAAGAACGAACTATAAATGAAACGAAAGCTTTAGTTTTGGCAGCAGAGGTTAGAAAATATAAAGAAATGTTAGGAGACTAGCATGATTTCAAAAGATGTTAAAAATATTTTATTAAACATATCGGATGAGTTAAAAATTGACCCGTCCAACATTTTTGCCGAAAACATTCCCCAAAGTTACACGGAAACCGGCGAAACAACGGTTCTTGTATCTGAGATTAACAGTATCTACTCAGGCCGAGCTAGTGATGTTTCTACCACTAAAGAAAGCAGGATAGAAATACAGATTTTCTATCGTGGAGATACTATCCCAGATATTACAGAATCAATCATTAATCAAGAATTAGAAAAAAATTGGTTCTATCAATACGACTCATATCCGGACGTTGATCCAGATAAGGGTTTTTTGACTAGAACCATGAAATACGAAAAAACGGAGGTCATTTAAATGGCATTATCAGGTTTTGAATCAGCACGTATCGGTATCTATACCGATAATACTGAAACAATTGACAAGGACAATATTTTTACAATTGAACCCAAAACAAAGGGTTCAGTAGTTAGTGCAACAATTTCAAATTTATCACCAACTATCACACCTATTTATGGTTCTGATCAAGAATGGAAAGCAGGTTCTAAAGGTCATGGAGCTATTTCAGTAGCATTTATTGCTAACGCAATTCCACAAGAAGTCAGACAAAAGATTTTGGGAATGACAACTTTTGATGGTGGTATTTCAGGTATCGGTAAGAAAACAGAATCACCATATTGTGTTTTTGAAATGATTTCACATGACGCAACAGATGAAAGCATTGGTGCTCATTTAGCTTTAGTTAAAGGGAGATTCCACCTTACTACCGTTGCTCCAAAGACAAATACAAATACAACTGTATATGATCAAGAACAACTTACATTTAGTGCTACTGATCGTGATTCTGATGGATTCGCATACTTTGAAGCTTTAGAGGATGGACAGAATTACGATGCAAGCAAGTGGGAAACAAAGATTTTTGGTATGCCACTAACAACAAATGGTGCCACTCCTGCTTCAAATACTTCAGGTAGCACAACAACTGCTTAAACAGGAAAATAGAAGGGAAAGATTAATCAATGTCTAAAGAATTCGTATACATCAATGCGTTCGGCCGTCGTTTTACGGTCAAGAAAAGTAACAAAAATTTGAGACTTTCGTACGCATATTACACAAATTTAAGTAATAAGAACAAAAATATGATGGCTGTAGCTGATGAAGCAGACAACATTGAAACTAAAGATTTGGGGGAACGTGAAGTTGCTGAGCAAATTATGAACAGCTTCGATACAGCTTCTAAAGCTGCATTAGATTTACAAAATGTTCCAGTTGATTTTATTAAGGAAATTTTGAAACTAAATCCTAAGCAAGTATCAATGCTTGACGACATGACTACATCAGAAACAGGTGCTTTAGCGGGTCGAATTGCTCACGGTGTCACTTCGGATGATGAGGATATTGACCCAAAAAAACCACGCAAGAGGAGCAAGTAGATCCCTTTACCGTCTATCAGGATTTTTTAAATTATGAAAAACAAATTATGCAGGAAACAGGTTGGGACCTAGAAACAGTCGAATCCCAGCCATTTTTTGTACTTGCAGAAATTTTGGACGATAAACGTGAGTCTAATAACCCTAATAATTCTGTTGGTCCAATGAGTTTGACTGACTTCATAAAAACGGGTGGCGTTTCTTCAATTTTAGAGAAAGGAGGTTAATAAATGGCAAGAGATATGGAACTAAATACAGGTATCCATATTGATTCGATTCAAGCTGAAGGCTCTCTCCAATCCTTGCGTAATCAAGTTAAGGCGTTAACGTCCGAATGGAAGATTAATGAGCAAGTCCAACGAGCTAATGGTAATTATCAATCAGCGTATCAAGCAAAGACCGAAGGACTAGGACGAGCTATTGAAGGACAAACTAATTATCTCAATAGATTAAAGTCCGAAATGAGTAACCTTGATAGAACTACTACAGAAGGTAGTCAGAAGTTTAGTCAATATACTAATCAGGTCAATACGGCTACACGTCAGTTAAATAACATGATTATGCAACAAGAACGTGCTAAATCTACTTTGGACTTGTATACGACTGGTATTAAAGAACAAAAGCAAGCAATGGAAAATGCTAAGAACATTTCTCAATCGCTTGTTGAGCGTTACAAAGCTGAAGGTAAAGAAATTAAGGCATCGGCGACCGAAAGAACGGCACTGAAAGCACGTATTCAAGAGCTAAACTCTCTGTATTCTAAAGAATCAAGCGAGCTGGAACGTGTTAAAAAAGAGTCTGGTGCAACCTCTAAGGAATATGCTACACAGACTAAACGTGTTAATGAACTTGGTACTGAAATTGCTAAAAGTCGTACTCGCTATCGTGAATTAGGTAGTGAGTTAGGTGGAATGGGTACACATTTTACTGGAATCAGACAAGCAGCTGCTACTTCTAAAACCGCTATTGGAAATATGAACAATAGTATAAAGAATAGTATTAGTCATATGAAGAACATGGCTATGACAGCAGGTATAGCGGGTGCAGCAGTTACTGCTATGTTCGTTAGTGGTGCTAAAAAATCTGTTGAACTTGAAAATAGCTACAAACAGATTACTAACCTGGCTGAAACTGGTGGCGAAAAGGTAGCGGAAGCTACTAAGAACGTATCTAGAATGCAAGAAGACGGTCAAAAGTATGCTTTAAAGTATGGTAAGTCACAACAAGAAATTGCTGATGGCTACGAAGACTTAATCAAGCGTGGATATGACACTAAACAGGCATTGGGTGCTATGAAGTCAGAGCTACAAGCTTCTGTTGCTTCTGGTGATGATTTCAAGGACGTTGTAAAAGTATCATCACAAACGCTTGAAGCATTCAGTATGCGTACTAATTCCACAGCAGGAATGGTTAAGAATACTAAAATTGCTGTTAATGATTTAGCATATGCAGCCGATATGACAGCCACAGGATTTAGTGACTTGGGTGTTGGTATGTCATATGTTGGTTCTACAGCTCATCAAGCTGGATTTAGTTTATCTGAAACTTCTAGTGCAATTGGTATCTTATCTAACAACGGACTGGAAGCCGAAAAATCTGGTACTGGTTTACGAAAAGTAATTAATAGTTTAATCTCGCCAACTAAAACAGGTGCTTCTGCACTTCAAGAATTAGGATTAAGTACAAAAGACTTTACCGATAATAAAGGTAATATGAAGTCCATGACTGACATATTCGGTTTATTGCATGACAAGATGCAAGGCTTGGGTAAGAGCGAGAAAACCGATATTTTCCATAGTTTATTTGGTACAACAGGTCAACAAGCTGGTTTAATCTTGGCTGAAAACGCTAAACAGTTAGGTGAATTGAACCAAAAGGTTGCTGATTCCGCAAAGAATGATTATGTTGGAAAGCTATCTAAAAAGAATAGTGAAACAGGTAAAGTTGCATTAGATAGATTAAAGCAATCTGTTAATGCTATCACTATGACTATTTCAAGTGCCGCACTACCAGCCATTACTGAAATAGGTGATAAGTTAGCAAAAGCAGCAGGAACAAAAGAGTTTGAAAATGCTGTAAAAGGTGTTGGTAAATGGGTTGGAAATCTAACTGATAAAGTAGCTGATTTCTTTACTTACTTAGGCAAACATTCCAATGATTTAAAGGGTATTACAGGTTCGTTAGGAACAATTACTAAAGATATTGCTATTGGTGCTTGGGATATGTTTGCAGGCACTTTAAAGATTATTGGCACAGCTTTTGGCTTAGTTCATACCAATGGTAAAAAGGCCGAAGACCCACTAAAAGTTTTGAATCAATTTGTGTCTGGTATTGCTAAACATGAACAAGCTCTCAAAACTATTGGCGGTTTGTTAGCTGGTATTTGGGTAGCTGATAAAGTAGCTAATTTTGCAGTTAAAATCAATGATGTTACTGATGCCATTAAAGGCTTGAAAGATAAATTAGTTCATTCAAATATTGAAACTGCTGCTAGTGAAGTTGGCGAAAAAACTGGTGAAAACCTTACACAAGGAATTACTTCAAAAATGGATAGTGGAGCAATTGAAAGTAAAGGTTCAGCACTTGGACTATCGCTAGGCACTAAGTTATCCATTGGAGCAACTGCTGCATTAGCCGGTATGGACATTGTGGGTGCAATCAAGGCTAAGACACAAACTCAAAAGGTAAAAAGTATCGGTGGCGCCATTGGTACGACCTTAGGAGCAGGAATTGGTGGAGTTTTAGGTGGAGCACCTGGTGCATTACTAGGTTCTACTATTGGTGATCAACTTGGTAAATCTGCTGCTCCTGCGTTTCAAAAATGGTTATATCATCCAGACGATCCGACAGCCAAAAAAGGCACAAGTAAATATTATGACCAGTTAGCAGCATCAGCTAAGAAACGCGCTGATCGATTTAAGAGCAATATGGTAACTCCTGGTATTTCTGCTAATGAACAGGGTACTGATCTTAAAGAAATGAAAAAAGCTGAAGCTGATGTCAAAAAATATGAGGCTTTAGCTAAAAGAGCAGAAAAAGCTAAAGAGAGTATTAATAAGCCTCCTAAAAAGACTTCTACAGCTAAAGCAATTCAGGATGTAGCAACGACACATGTATCTAAGACGGATATTAAGAATGTTAAAGCTATGGTGCCAGCTATTAAAGCTTACGAAAAAGCTATTAAAGGTTTAAAGAGTAATCTTAGGAAAAATAGTCCAGCCAAAGAATTATCAAAGATTGACAAGTCAATTTCTGGTTCTACTAAGAGTTGGACCAAATTAGCAAAACCTATTGAAACTGTTGGTAAATCATTTAAGAGTTTAAATTCATTTACTAAATCAATGAAAAAAGATCCATTTAAAGCATTCAATAAAGATTTAGTGTCTTTGCATAATACGTTAAAAAAGAATGATTTAACTCGGCAGTTAAATAAGATGGATAAGGCTTTAAAGAAAAATAAGTTAGCAGCCACATTTAATAAGATGTCTAACAGCATTAAGAAAGATACCAAGGCATGGACTAACTTTGCTAAACCAGTTAATAGTGTAGCTGGTGCATTTAAGAAGCTTTCATCTTTCACTAAGTCTATGAAGAAAGATCCATTTAAAGGCTTTAATAGAGATTTAAAGAACTTGGAATCCACGTTAAAGAATTCTAAAATTTCTAATCGTTTAGATGATTTATACAAACAACTAAAGAAAAACAAACTCTACAATCAGTTTGATAAGTTGTCTGACAGTATTAAGGACAATACTAAGACGTGGACTAAATTCGCTAAACCGATTAGAGACGTTCAAAAAGCTTTTCAAGAGCTTAATAAATTTACTAAGTCTTATGGAAAGTCTGATCCATTCGCAACCTTAGACAAAGATATTCAAAACTTAACTAAGACTTTAAATAATCAGAATATTGGTAAAATTCTAAAATCACAGATAACTGAGGCCAATAAAGCAACATCTAATGTTACCTTTGATAAAGATTTCAAGACTGATACGGATAATATCGTGGACGCCCTAAAATCATTCAAGACTAACTTTGATAAGTCCTGGAAAGATGTGTGGGCTAATACAGGTTCCGAGGAAAAGAACGGATTAGCCAAAGTTGTAAGTAATTACAGCTCTAAAATGAATGCTATTTCTAAGAAGGAAACTAGCTTTTCTAGCGACTATTTAAAGAAATGGAGTTCATGGTTAAAATCTGTTACAAGCACATTTAAGACTGCTTTCAATTCGTTACCTGGCCTTGCAAGTAAATCACTAAGTAAGGTCATTTCAGAAGTTAATAAAGGTATTGGCGGAATTAATTCAGTCATTACTGATTTCGGTGGTAAGTCATTAAACCTAGCAAAATATGCTGTTGGTACTGCTGGTACTCCAGATGGCAATTTAGCTGTTGTGGGTGAGCAAGGATATGAATTAGCTTATGACAAGAAGAGCGGAATTTACCCAGTAGGCTTGCAGGGTGAAGAAGTTCGTTATCTTGGGGCTGATACAGCAATTCTCCCACATCATTTATCAGAGCAATTTATGGGAATGGTAGCTAATCTTCCACACCATGCAACTGGTAAAGGTGATACAAATAAGACTTCCAAAGATATGACTGATTATATCTTTGAACATTTAGATGAATTAAAAAAAGACCCAGTTCCATTTTTAAAGAAACCTTACTTTGAGAAGGCCAACTTTAGTGGAAATGAGTTTATTAGTCGTTTCGGAAATGCTATTTCAAATGGTTTTCTAAAAGCTATTGCTGAACCATTTAAAAAGATATTGGCCGATATGGACTTTAGTGGAGCTGGTGGTGCTAGACCAGCCAAAGCATACGGTCCAATGATTAAAGCGGCTGCTGCTTATATGCACCAACAAATCACTGACTTTAATGTGGATATGATTGAACGTATCATTGCCAATGAATCAGGTGGTAATCCACACGCTATTAATTTGACTGATAATAATGCCAAAGCCGGTACACCATCAAAAGGAATTTTGCAGTATATTGACCCAACATTTAATAATTACGCTATGCCTGGACACAAGAATATTTGGAATCCGTTAGATCAATTGATAGCGTTATTCAATGATGCTACATGGCGTTCTGATATGGGTATGGGCTACAACGGAAAGTATGGTGAATGGCGTGGTAGTGCTTCTGGTCCTTCTGGCCCAAGACTGATGGCAGCCGGTGGTTTAATCACTCAAGCTACCAATGCTATTGTTGGCGAAGCTGGTCCAGAGATGGTCGTTCCTTTGAACGATAAGATGAGAGCTGTTCAAATTATTGAAAAGGCTAAAAGTGTAGTCGGTGGTAATGATACTAATACATCAGTTTCGGTTGATACGGCCAGAGTTGAAAGCAATCAACAACAACAATTGATGATGACACAAGTCATGGTTAAATTATTGAGCAAAATTGCTGATGGTTCAATGGCTTCAGACGCTTCAAATGGCGGTACATCATTAAATGACATTTCAAATGCTTTAGATAAAATTGGCTTATCTAATCGAAAGATGACTAAGTTCCAAGGAAAGGGAGGTACAGCGTTTGCCTAAAAGATTATCAGATGGACATTACAGACAGAACTCATTACTAATTAAATCCGATGGACAAAATGAATTTGAGATTAGTAATTATCATGATTTGATATTTACCAGACTTACGATTGGTTCACCACAGACAGCTCCTAATCTAAAGACTAATGCGGGTGTAGACGGACAAGTCCAAACTGGTCCTGTATTGTACACCTCACGCACGGCAAAGGCCGACTTTTTGCTAAGAGTTGATGATGGAACTGATTTAGAAAGCCGATTCCATGAATTTTATAATGAATTCTTCAATCGGGGTTTAGTGAGAGTTCGTCAAAGTTACGACATTGGTCGTTGCTTCTATGGAATACCTAAGCCATTTTCTTATACGGACGTTGGATTTTACGATAAAACTTTTTCAGTAGAGTTTGACATTCCTAGTGCTTATATGTATTCAGTGGCTAGATCAACGGATTTTCCAATTGATCCAAGTAAGGAAGATTTGATTTCTAATAATTTAAATCTTTCAACAACTGATTTGAATTACACTCACTCTCAAGGAACCTTTAAAATATTTAATCCCAGTGATTTTGATATTCAACCGTATGAACAGAATCATGAATTAAATATTACTTTTAAAGGTTCTGGTAGTCCTAGTTTAACTAACACAACTACTAATAATACTTTCTCTATGAACTCAAATATTTCTTCAAATGATTCTCTAGTTTTAAAAGGTGTACATCCACTTTTAAACGGAGAGTCGTGTGAGATTAATACTAATCACGGTCATATTAATTTAAAGAAAGGTTGGAACAATTTCAACTTGACAGGCTTTAATGGTACCGTCACGTTCGATTTTCCTTTTATATATCTATGATCAATTTTAAAAAGTATAGAGTTCAAGATAAAGAAGGCAAGTATGATGAAACACTTACTTGTATTGATAGAGACTCACTTAGCAATTCAGAAGAAATGAATAAGACCAATCAAATAGATTTCACAGCGATTAACGATAATTCTATAGGTTATCAATTGTTGCAAAATGAAAATTATATTGTATTTGACGGTCAAAAATATCGTATTAAACAGGCTGAAAAAGACGATGAAGGCTACGATTTAAAACGTACAGTTTCAGCCACACATATCTGGTTTGATTGCCAATATGTTTATCAATACGATAAGATCAAAGGTACTAAAAAACTTTCAGCCAACGATTTGATGAGCTTCGTTTTTGATCAGAACGAACTCGGTAATCATGGGTTTACTTGGAAAGTTTCTGGTACAACTGAGAAATTAACATTCACAGATTATGGTGAAAAATCAGGACTTGAATGTGTAAATGATTGTATTGAGAAATTTAATCTAGTTGTTGTCGCAGACAATAAAAATATTACTTTAATTCCTATGAATGATTGGCAACATAAGGTTAATAAGTCGTTTAGATACATTAACAACATGCCCACATTCACAGCTAACATTGATACCACAGAAATTCAAAATATTGCTAGGGTTTACGGCAAAGCTAACGCACCTGTTACCTCACCAATCGGTACAGCCATTGGAACTATTAACACAATGGAAACTAATGGTGCTCCTGTTGTGGACGATCCTAATAAACCTATTCACACAGTTCAGAACTTGCCTAACGGAACTAAATGGGTAATGGATTCTAAGGTAGTAGCCAATGGCGAAACATGGTATAGAGTGTGCACGAATGGTTGGGTTAACGAAAAGTACATCGTATTTGATAAGAATGGCGATGTTCAGCCAGAAAATCACATTATTACTGAAGTGACCGGGCAAGGAACAATTAAGACTTCCACAGACTCACTAAAGGAAGATACTTCAGGTGGCAAAGTTCTACCAGTTGGTAATGCTATTGGTACTGTTAATACTATGGTGAGTGGTGGTGCGCCTGTGTTAAGTGATCCATTGAAACCTAATTCAATAGTTAACCACTTGGTCAATGGGTCAACATGGGCGATTCATAATAAAAAGGTTGTTAATGATGTTACATATTATAAAGTCGCAACTAATCAATGGGTCGACTCACAATATATTAATTTCGATAAAGACGGAAGCGTGAAACCAGAAGACCACACTATTACACCAGTAAGTGGTCAAGGAACTGTTAAGGCTCCAGAGACTGATAAGAGTGCTGATACGGATTCTAAGGACGGTGATGATTCAAATGAGTGATTCTACAGAAGATTCCTCAATTGTTTATGTTTACGATTCGCCATTTACTCCTCAAAATAAGACTGGTGGCACGCTTGCTCCTGGGACACAGTGGTTTATTAACGCATCGGTTTCAGACGGAGCGCAAGGTAAATCCTGGTATCAAATTGGAACTAATCAATGGGTAATGCAAGATCAATTAGATTTTTCAGGCAAAACAGATGTTAGCCCATCGGAAGTAACACCCACTGAATCAATTATTTACGATTCCCCATGGACGCCACAACATGAAGTTGGTAGAAAGCTTGCTAATGGTACTCAATGGAAAATAAACGGTGAGATTACTGATGGAGCTAACGGTAAGACTTGGTATCGTGTGGCTACAAATGAGTGGGTATGCGCCGATAACTTCGTGTTTACTGGTGATACTGATGTGGAGCCAACTGAGGTTAAAAAGTCAGATGATGATGATTCGGCAGACGACCATTCTACCGATTACTTTCATCCTTTTATAATTCGAGATGAAAAATCTATTCAAGAATGGGGTGAACGTCCTGGTCCAGCCATTACGAACAACGATATTGAAGACCCCGAAGAAATGAGAAAATATGCACTATCTCAAATGAAGACAGAGCCAACTGTGGATATCACAATGACTTATTCTGGAGATGATACTTTCAATATTGGAGATATGGTTTATTGCGATATAGAACCAGAGAATTTTACTACTTGGGTCACGGTCGTAAGTATTAAATACAATCCGCTAAGTTATGCAAATACTTATGAGGTTACATTAAATAATACGTCTCAAACACTATCAGACTATGAGTTATCAGTTCAAAGTTCTTTAGCTAACGCTAGATACAATGGAATTGCTTCAATCTCAAATGGAATTATTGCGAGTCCATTTATTACACAGAAAGTAGGCGAGGTATAGTGGAAGATATACGTAGAATTGCTGATCCAATTACTGCAGAGTTTTATTACCCACAAACACATTATTTAGCCGTGGTTGACTTAGACAATCATATTAAAGAATTAATGAATCAAAATAATACTTATGCAACATACGTCAAGGACATGAAGTTAATTAATACTTCGGGTCCTTTTTATTTTGACGAAAATACATTAAACAAGCCCGCAAATATCCCAAAAGGATACCTACGGGCAACATTTATAGATTCAAAAAATGGAATTGTAGAAATTATTACAACTAACGAATATTACGAATTTACAGACGGTGAAATGTCTGTATTAAAAGAAAGGGCGTGATCAATTGTACTTACCAGACGGAGTAGTAGATTCAGAATTTCCAGGCTTGAGTATGCAATCTAAAGATGGAAAGACAGCAGTTTTAAGTTTTGATAATGGTGAGAAAGTAATTGTTTCAAAACAAAATTCTGATGGCACTACTGATTCAGAAGTATATAACTTTAAAGCTGTAACTGATGAAACGGTATTCCCACCAGTTCCTGACTTACCTAATTATTGGCACAACGTTGATTTAGATAAATGGAATGGTGTTATTGATAGCAATTCTAAAGACATTTTCAATAGCAACAGCGATCAGATTCAAAAGTCTATTAATTCATTATATGAATATGAAACTGATCAAAGAAACTTTTTTGCAAAACTTAAAGATACGTTAAGCGACTTTAAAGGGTTTGTTGAAACAATTATTTCTGCTAAAACGGCGGAATTTTTAAGTAAGTTTTCTGATCAATATTATAAAAAAGATGAAATTGACGACAAAGTACGTGTCTTGCAGTCGCAAATAGATCATTTAAAAAATGAAAATTCTACTTCTAACGGAATTAAAAAGCCAGGAGTATTTTAGAAAGGAAATAATTATATGGATGAAATGATAAATTTACCAATTCCTCAAATTATGATTTTTGATATCGGTAAAGAAGAAGCGTTTTACTTAGATAGATTAGATTCATCTGACGAAAACAACATGAACAATCCTCAAAGCGTTTATCTACGGCAGATTACAAAACGGGTTATGCCAATTCTTTTGGCTAAGCAAGGTGAGGGTGGTTTGGCTACTGTTGATGTTCAGATGTTGAATTACGGTAATAAATTAGATCTAACAGGCTGGCATGGAGATTTCGTTGGAACAGATTCAGCAGGTATTCCAATTACAACTGATAATAACTTTGATTCCAAAGATCCAACCACAGGCTTGATCAGTTTCTCATTACCAAAAGAAGCGACTGTTCATGCAGGAGATTACCGAAACGCCTATTTCAAATTTAGAGATAAGAATTTAAATGTTGTTAAAACTTTATTTTTCAATGTGCGAATTTTAGAAGATAGTAATTATTATCCTGATGAACTCCCTCATAAAGAATATTGGGGTGAGGGTGAAAGAGCTCTATATGAGTTAGGACAGCTTCAAAAGTCATATACAGATTTGATTATGAATAACATTCAAAATTTAGATGATATTGTTTTGGCCAAGTTATCTGACTACAACAATCGCATGTCCGTTATTGAAGAGGCTATCAAAAACAACGATTTTACTAAGGCCATTCAAACAGCTTTAAATAGTGATTTCACTATTGGTCAAGTTGATCCTGATATTGAAAAGCATTGGCAATATATATTATCAGAATTGGAGGCAAATTAATGGTAAATGTAATTGATAATGAGGCAAGAAATCGCAGTAACATGATGCCTGTTGGAATTAAAATAATTGATGACAAAGGAGACGTAGCTCACACTGCAAAAACAGATTTGGGTACTAATTACATTTCTTTAGAATCAAAATGGTTTGACTCTTCATTAAACAATACTGGTGGCAGCACTGGTGGAAATACTGGTGGCAATACTGGCGGAAATTCAGATATCACACCTGCTGGTACAGATACATCAGGTGGAATTAATATTATTCCTGCTTTGTTGGCTGATGGTTCTTTAACACAACGCAATTTGGAATGGTCTGGAACAACTTCGACTACTGAAGCAACCAGCATTACATTCTTGAACGACGTCGGTTTGAATCTAAATCAAATTGGCGATGGATTGCAATTCTGGGGTCACATGCAACGAATTAAAGTTACAGATGGTGTCAAAGCCGATGCTGATACTATTCCATTAAATTTTGATTCTAAGAATAATAAGATGGACGGATATTATACGACAACTAGTCCCATTCCATTTTCGATTGATAAAAATCAGTTACCAGTTGGTAGAAAAGTTACAATCACAATAAATGGTGTAGGTGAAGGATTAGATGATATCGTAGACCATGTTTCACCAACAATTTCATTTACTTTTAATCAAGATAAAACATTAACTGTTTTACCAACAGAAGGACATGATTTAGATTCAGGCACAAAAGATGATACTGGTACCGTTAAAACTAATGGAGCTTTCTATACTTTTGTATTGGATTATATTAATAACTATTCGATTCAAGATCCGATAGCTCAATTGCCTCCATCGGTTAATTTGTTTAGTGGATCTGCAAGTGGCGAAATTGCATTAAGTGGAGCCAATGAATTCTTTGATAATGTTATGGATGGGTTAGAAATAACATTTGATCCTTTACTTCATACAAATATTGTAGATAAGGATGGAAAAGAAGTTTCTTATAATCTTACAGATATTGGAGTGCCAACTAGTATTAAAGTACCTAAAGCAAAATTAATAGAAAATTTTGAGTTTAATGGATTTGATAAATTAACACCAACAGTTTTAGCAGTTAAAAATCCTATTTATCAAACTCCTGGGTATCTTCAATTTTTGGGATATTCAGCTAATACTATAAAAATATTAAAAAATGCGATTACCGTTAATATTGCTGTTAATACGTCACAAAGCAGTTTTAATAATTTAAACGATTCTTCATATGGAGAGCTTAATTACAAATTTTTGGTCACAAAAATAACGCCTTACAAAAACTAGAGGAGGTAAAAATGAAAATATCAATTAAACTAGATACTAATAGAAATATTATTGGTATCAATAATACGAATGATTCTGCTGCGGAAACTCAATCCAAAATTAAAGGCTGGTTACTAGTTGAAAGTGATCCAGCCTTTTCCATTGATAATAAAGAACTTTGGACAGTCAGAGAATCTGATAATGCTTTGGTTCATGTAAAAACAGGTTTAACACCAGATGAAGAAACTAAAGAGTCACTAACGAGTTTAACTAAAGAACAATTAAACGACAGTTTAACTAAGGCACAACTTCAAACGGCATTGACAACTTTGACCAAGGAGTATATTGAAGATAAAGCCAATTCTAGAATGGTTACTGCTGAACTAACTAATCGGATAGCAGATTTAACCATCAAGTTGGATAAAGTAATGGGTATTGATCCAACTCCACAGTCACCAACAGAAGTTAAGTCTGTAGCAACTAATGATGGAGCAGTAATTTCAGCACAATAAAAATAAAAAAGGAAGTATTTAATTATGGCAGATCGTTCAAAAGATATCGAAGTAGTTTATGACAAGGCAGGCAACAAAATTGGCGAAAGTGAAGTCGGTGTAGCTAGCGTTGCTGTTACAGGACTAGCAGCAGGTACAGTAGTTGCTGATGGCGATTATAAAGTCACTTTTAAGGATTCAGTTACAGGTCTTGAATCAGAAAAAGTTGATGTAAAAGGCTGGACAGTTCTAACACCAGCTCCAGAAGCACCAACAGACGTAACATCCACAGCTACAAACGATGGTGCAACTATCGCAGCTAAGTAGCCAATAAAAGCATGCTCCCTTATTGGTAGTGGTGGTGGTCGGAATAATCTTAAGGAGAAATTAAAATGATAGAAGCATTGAAAATTGAATTTGGATGGGGAACACTCAAGGCCGCTGACATCGTTGGCTATGTGCCTATGGTCATCTCAAAAGATGATTATAAATATATTACAGGTGAAGATTATGACACATCAGGCAAGGTTGACGGAGGCGAAGCAGATGATAAGAATAGCTAAAATTAGCCTCGATATTCGTAAAGATGCCGTGATCAATAATGAACCAATTATTCTACGTCAAGGTGAAAGTGATGTGACTATTGAAGCAACTGTCTTAAATGGGGGAGACGAAAACTTACAGATTGATTTTGCTACCTTTGTAGCCAAAAAGCCCGATGGGACAATTGTTTCTAATGACCCAGCAAATGTCAATGGTAGCGTGATCGATTATCCTGTAAGTGATCATTTAACGGAATCTGTCGGTAACATTCAAGATGCTTATTTTATGATCAATAATGAGGTAACCACATGTGGATTTGATATTTCTGTCATTCCAAGTACACAGCTTGATGATACTTCAGTCAGCTACATTCCGGGCATCGAAAATATCAATAAGTTCTTAAAGGATACCGAAACTGACTGGCTTGGTAGAATCCAGCAAATGAAGTCCCAAATTGCTGGTCTTGACATTCCAACGGAATTCAAATTACTTATGGATAAGGCTTTGAGTGATGCTAAGGCTCAATACCAACCAATCATAGACGTCGCCCAAGAAAATGTTGAAAACATTGCCGCTGATTTAGCTGCTAAAAAATTAGATTTGCAAAATAATAGTGATGAACTGAATGCTACAATTGCGGCTATCAAGGCACAAGTGGCCCCCGTTAATTCATTCCTAGATAATGTTCAAAAACAAATTATTGATGCTAATGCCAGTTTTACAGCTGATCAGCAAGCCAAAGTATCTCAATCAATTGCAAATTTAAAGGCCCAAATAGATGCTTTAACAGTTGCTAAAACTGGTCCTAAAGGTGATACAGGTGATATGGGTCCCCAAGGCCCTAAAGGTGATAAGGGTGACAAAGGTGATACAGGGACTGTTGATAACGCTGGGTTAATCAATTCCCAAGCATTCCAGCTTTTACAAACTCAAGTTGATAACAGTGCTGTAGGAAGTAATTTACTGATAGGTACAACAGACAATCTGACTACGATACAAGGAGCTAGTTATACTGCAGGGGCATCTCCCTACACAGTGAATATAGCTTGCTCAGCAGCTACAACATTTATCGCTCGTGCTTGGTTGCACCCTTACTCTCATCCAATGGCAGTTCAGATAGTTTGGCTAGATGCAAGCAATGTAACACATTATACAAATACGAACTATATTTCTGCTGGTTCATCTGGATATTCAACCTGCACAGTTACCATACCTGCTGGAGGAACATTGAATTATGTAACGGCAGTGTTTGATAAATCTGAAACCGACAGTACACAAGTTGACTACAAAGAGTTTAAGTTAGAAAGAGGTAGTGTAGCTACTGATTGGTGTCCTAATCCATCAGAAATTTTGACTGTGCCTGATATGAGTGGGAAAACTATCACAGCAACAGATGACACTGGCAAAACAGTTAAATTGAAAATTACAGGAATTAGCTAAGGCTAGTTCCTTTTTTTTGTTGTAAAGAAAGGAGATGAATATATGTATGCACCAACACCAGCACCGCACATCGGGTTTATGGAATGGTGGGTTGCTGCTGAAAAGTTGACTGAGAATCCTTGGTTCACAACATTCATTATTATTATTTTAGTTGATTTAGCTACTGGATTTTTAAAAGGATTCTTTAAGAGCTCTAATGAGCGAGTAAACTCAACTACGGGGAGACAAGGACTTATTAAACATACTGTTATAGCCGGTATAGCAGTTATTTTTTATCCTTTAGTAGATTGTTGGGGATTAGCCAACTATGCCAACCTGTTCTTAATGTTTTTTATCGGTCAATATGGTATTTCAATTGTAGAAAATTTAGGAATTATGGGTATTCCACTTCCAAATTGGATTACAGATAATTTGGAGAAACTAAGAAATAGAGGCGATAATAGTGAAACTAAAAAATAAATTAATTTATATTGTAAGTCTGCTGATTGCAGGCTTATTTTTTTGTACAACTAACGTTAATGCTGCTAGAACTGACATGGTTGATGTATCTAATCACAACGGCTATATGACAGTATCTAACTTTCAAGATATGCGCGATAATTATGGTGTTAAAGCTATCACTACTAAAATTAGTGAGGGTAGCTACTATCACGATTACACGGCTTCAAATAATATTGCTACGGCTCAAGCGGCAGGACTATATATCAATGGCTATCATTTTGCTAGATATACAACAGAAGCAGGTGCAATTGCAGAAGCTGATTACGCTGCTACTATGGCTAAAGCAGATGGTTTGCCAGTTGGTGCAGCTTTGATCACTGATGTTGAGGCACAAGAACAAAATGGACTTTCACGGGCAACTAACAATGCTAATAATCAGGCATTCATTAATGAAGTAGCTAAATATGGATATCGCTCAGCTGTCTATACTATGAGTTCTTGGCTAGGAGCCAAAATGGACGTATCACAAGGCTGGATAGCATCATATCCTTATAATGCAAGTGGTAAAAATTGGTATTCTGGCCATCATAGTTGGCAATGGGGTTCAACTTATCGATTCCAAGGATCATACGGTAATTTTGATGTATCTCAAAACTATGATAATTTCTTTACCGGTGGTCAAACACCACTAGTTGATCCTAAATCTACTATTAATAATAATGTTGACGTAAAAGGCAATTCTTACAAGGCATTTACGACTTATAAAAATGATGGGATTGCTAACCCTGGAACAAATGTAGTTTCTGGTAGTTCCTGGAAATCTGCTGGAATTTCAGTGATTAATAGCAAACCATACTATATTATTGGTGCTGACACGTTGATTCCACAGGCAATTACAACTTTTAACAATATAGTTGTAGTGAACTATCTCAATAATTACGGTGTACTTGCCTATAATTCAAAAGGTGAATCCATCAGAGATAGCAATAAAACTTTCAAGGGCGGAACATCCTGGAAAACCCAGGATCAATTAGTTAAACTGCCTAATGTCGGATATACTTATAAAGTTGCTACAAATGAATATATTCCGATTGAATACGCTCAAGGTTCTGGATATAAAGGATAGTTTCGCTGAATGCTTATTTTAATAAGAATTGATTCTACAGATAGACTTAGCTCTCGCTCATATTGAGTGAGGGCTTTTTTTATTTGTCTAAAAATAAATAAAAAAATCAT